CCAGCCATGACAGGCCAAACATGTGCTTGATGATCTCTCATAGCATGAAATTGCTTATCACAATTTAACCACTCCTGAACTGCTTCATATTCCTTATTTGAAAGTCTTGAATCAGAGTCCCTGCTTACAAAGACATCTACCGACTCATCGCACATAGGACGAAATCTTTGAAATGCTCCATCAGTCCCTGGCTCTGCGGTATAATATATGACCTTATTAGCCTTACCTTCTAAACTTACGTTAGTGCCCTCCTCTACGTAAAACCAAATCTCCCAACCAGGGTAAACCTCAGAAGCTATTTCAGCATTTCTAATAGCTCCCCTTAAATAGTCAGGGTCATCTCCCCAAACAGAAAAAGAAATAACTTTTCTCATATCTCTAAAGTGTTGTGAAACAGTGGTTGAGGTTTAGAAGGGTTGAATGGCTCTAACCCTCTGTTCAAATACCAGACTATGAAAAGTCTTTCCATGAAGTAACCAACGCACTTCTCAGGCCCAACCGTGCCATAAGTGTTTTGCGTCTTGTAATAATCGGTGTCTTTAATGTTAGAAAGACTCCACTCAACCATCGGCCATGAGAACTCCATAAAATCATCAAACAAAGACTTACTCATCGCCCAGTAATTCGCAAAGAAACCTGAAGTCTTCTCACTCCATTTCTTAGGAAACTCTAAATTAAACTTAGAGAACATCATCTCCATAAACTCATTAAGCCCTGGGTGGCAAACCTTTGCTTGAGTTTTCAAACTTATAGGCATTCCTAATTTATTTTGTAGATCATACTGACCCCACGCAATGATCTCATGCTTCCCTAAGAGGCTTTCAATTTCAGAAATAGATTTAAACTTATGCTTAAATTTATCTAGTTGTCTATAAGAGGTCGATCCAATCCATTTAAGATCAGATTTATTCCTCCAATGCCAAAGGTAGGAAGAATACTCGGTCAACTGCAATCTATTAAAGGATGATTCAAGTTCAGGGCAGTTAGAAAATAGAAAATCGTTTACCTCTGGCTCAACCCCGAAAGGCTTATAAGGCTCCTCTTCAAACAGAGTTTGATCTTCTTTAAAGTAGCACTGAAATATCATCTATCTTATGTCCTGTATCTTTGATTGCTTGCATATAAAGATCGTATCTCATTTGAGACTGTTTACGACCATCGAATAAATCTTTAGTCCTGTCGTGAAGGTTATTGCCTAATTCAATACGATGCTTCTTATCCTTACAAAGCTTAGTAAGAATCTTAACCCACTCACTCTTCGGAGCGTCAGGATCAATGAGGTAACCAGTCTCCCCATTGATAATCGTTTCATCATAGCAGCCAACGTTACTAGCTACCAAAGGAATCTTATAACGTGAACACTCAGCAACCTTGATATCAGACTTCGAATCATTGAAGTTGTTCATTTGTAAAGGGGCTATTGCAACGTCCATATCGGCGTAGTAACGCCCGTAAGCGTCAGGGGGTAGTGCGTAGTGTATGTTGTAGTTTTTGTTCCCCTTGAAGCCTCTCAGGAGGCTCTGCATATACTCAGGCCAGACCTTAGCCTCCCAACTGTTCTTATCTTTATTAGGATCTGGTGGGGGATGACCGTAGAAATTCCATTGCACATTCTCTTTTCCAACTTTTTGATTAACAAGGTGAGGAACAGCATTAAACACCCTTACATCTCCTCGGTGATGAATACCTGCTGCGTATCCTACTCGGGTAAACTTAGCCTTTGTCTTGGAGTGGTTCCAAGCAGGCAAAGAGTAATCAATAACGTTTTTAACTACAGCCAAGCACTTACCTATTAAAGGTCTAATCCTATGTGCAAACTTAGTTTGAGTTACCGTAACTAAGTCTGCGTGGTAATAGCAAAACTTAGTAACCTCATCAAGATTATTGTCTTTATAAGTCTGGTAGAGGTGGTGCTCCTCATACAGGTCCGTCAATAAATCATCGGTATCGAAATGAACAAACTTCTTTAGCTCTTTTGCGATACCTATAACACGAGCAGTATAGGGTCCTCCAAACTTTAATATGTTTGCTACAAACACAATATCAGCCCAATTCATATCAGTGAGCTTATCGGAAGGAGGTGCATAATTCTTAGCGGCATCAACTTCTAGAGGATTATCGTTATACCTAACCTCGACCTTATCACCCATTACCTCTTCCATCATTTTCATGGGGGATAATTGTCTATAGTAGCTACACCCTCCATGGTTTGCAAATACAACCAGGATCTTAAGCTTACGATTCATAGGATCATTATAGCCTTACATGTCTGTATATGAAAAAACAGAGGGCAGGCTTTTAAGCCTGCCCTCTGTAGAGTTATCTTACCCCAAGATAACTACTCGGTCTTTTCTTCCTCTTCTTCCCAGTCTTCGTCTTCTTCCTCAAAGACTTCCTTTGTGGATTCTGAACTATGGGCTAACCCCAATGCACTTGCCATCGAAACCAATGCATCCTTCACTTCAACCTTACCATTCAGAGGTGCCACAGACTTCAAAGCGTTACCGTAGTGCTTCCTCTTTCTGCGTGACAACAGCAGACCTAGAGCTTCAAAAGCAGCTACACCTGGGACCAAGGTAGTCGCAACAGAAAGACCAATACCTAGAACTGAGTCTAGCCATCCTTCCCCAGGGTTCGTAAGGTCTACGGTATTAAGCATCGGATCAATAACACAATCCTTATCAACAATCACAGGAACCTTACCCGCTGCCTCAAACTTTGCTCTGGTGACAGGATCAAGGGTGCCAAAGTCAACTGGGATCACCTCATTCATACACTCAGGTCGCACGTTGTCAACAGTCGTAACCATCGTATCCTTGAAAAGACTCTCAAGGAAAGTGCAACTCTGCATAGAAAGGGCTAAAGTCAGAACGACTAGCCCACTGATAAACTTCTTATTTCTCATACTTGTAAATCCTCCCCTTCTTCCGAAGTTGTTTCGGTCTTAATGGGATTAAGTGAGGCTTCAAGGTTCATAATGAGTTCCTTGCCCTCTTCATAACTACCGATCTCAGTAAGAGACCGTAGATCCAGTTCAGTTTCCATCCACTCAGCTACCTGGGCGGGTGTTCCAGCACGAGACTTCTTATACTTGGCCTGAGACTCGATAAAGCTTATCCATTGTCCTTGTTGCGTGATACGAACATTAAAGTCATTACCTCGCTCAAGATCAATGATGGTGCTGTTATCAGGATCATCCTCGTCAGTGAAGTCATCGCTAATCATAGCCGACATAACACGATCAAACAATTGCTTGCTCATCGCAATATACTTGACTGGATCTTCACCAGCCTCCTCTAGAGCACGGATTACACCCAAAGTGTAGAACCTTTCCTTCGCCTTAAGCTTAGTTGCAAGGTCTCCGAACTTAGACTTAACATTCTTACCATCCTCGTCACGACCAAGGTTTAGTTCCTTGTGCCTACGCCAAAGATCGAAGTAGTAGTCACACACAGGGCACTTCTCACCCTTAGGCTTACGGCACTTGTAGTTCCGCCACTGACCCTCCATGTTCTGATACTTATGAACAGCACCCTCTACAAAGAACTCAAGAGGATCATCCTTACCTGGGAGGAATCGGACACTATTATCCCCATCCTTAAAGGTTGCCCAGTTAGACATACCTCCTTGTCCTGTTCCTTGAGTCTTATCCTCATTCATTACCTTCTTGTGCATCTCGCGCAGTTCTGCTAGTGTTTTTGCCATTGTATTTATCCTATTTGGGCTATTGGTTTGCAATTGTGTGCTAACAAGTTATTGAAAAAGCTTAGATTCCTGCCTGCTGTTAGCTGAAAGCTGGGTAAGCATGTCTTTCTTCATCTCTAGGGTGTTACAGAGGCCCTTGGCGTAACCATAACTTTCTTTAAGATGAAGAACTTTACTATTTAGATCCCTCGTCAACTCAAGCGAGTTAACATAATCTTCAGCCGCAACAGCAGTGAGCTTAACGCCCTCACTTCTCTTTTCTGTTCTAGATGAAGACTTGAAATTCTCTAGTGCCTCCTCGGCATCGTCCAGAAATCTCTTGGCCTGGATCATTATACCATAGTAGTAGGCATATTGAGAGGAAATATTAGAAAGTTGATCGGCGGCCAGATTAGGGTCACGAGCAACCTTAGAAATGATACTAACAATGTGTTGATAGGTATCATGGTTTAGTTCTTTAGGGTCTGTTTCTACGATGTTAAGCATAAATCGCTAATAATAGTTTAGGGTTAAGGTGATGCAGAGCCATAGTCTGCTTAGATAAGCATACCACCAGTTGTTCGTTCGTCAAGAACATCCTTTGAAGATCAAAGTTCTTTTCGTCAAAACCTGCTCCTTCAAGCATACAATGGTAAAGCTCATGAATAATAGTCTCCCTTGCATCAGAATCAGATAAGTTCATTTCTAATTTTATTTTATGAGACTCCCAATCGCAGACACCATCGACCTTTTGCTCACCTTCATAAAGGTCAGAGTGAAGCTCAATTGAGAATATTGACCACCCTACGTTGATGCTAGATATTTCCTTATCAATAAATTTGTTGTAGATATGCTTCTTATCCTTAATAAAAGGAAAATCAGACGGAATGTTGTTCTTCATGTGAAGGCTCCCTCATTTGTAGTGTAGTATAATCTACACCGATATTAATCAAGTAATGCTGCTTTGAGTCTCGTGCCTTGATCACAAACACTCTCATCGTCCCTTCATCATACTCTTCTTGAGTCTGATTTAAAGAAATAACCCAATCAGCCGGTCGAATCTTTCCATATGAGTCACCTAACTCAGCATCGGTAATAATAGCCACTCTTCGAGCCTGTCTATTGGTTTGAGATGCTGTCCAAACTAGGCACTTATGCTCAACCGCAAGGCCACGAAGCTCCTCAGCAATACGTTGTTGTGCCAGATACTCTGAGTCGATAATACGGTTTGGCCTAAGAAGCTCAAGGTAATCTACGACAATAAGGTCCGGCACAAAGTCTTTATGCAGACGTAACTGCACCAGCAACGCACGCAATTGATTAACATTAGAACCCCCAGTAGGGAACTCCTTAATTAGCAACCTACCATTAGTCTTTTTCCTAACCTCATTTAGGCGATGCTTAAGCTTTATTTGACCCTGCTGCTTCTTGAGATCAGAATTACGAATCTCAGTAAGAACAGAATCAAACCTACCTGCAATTTTATCTTGGCTCATCTCTAAGGATAGATATAGAACATTCTTACCCTCATAAATAGCCTTTGCACCTTGATTCACCAGATACAAAGACTTTCCTACACCTGGGGGAGCTACGACAATAGCTAACTCTTTTGCAGCTAAACCGCCATCAAGATTGCGGTCATGGGTCTTAAACACCGTTCCAATCCTACTCTCCC